ACCTTGTAGGCGAAAATCTTGTTCGCGAACGGCAGGTTCAGCCCGTCGAAGAAATAGTTGATATTCATGTTGTTAGGCACTTCGCGAACGACGCCGTTGTACATCATGAAGCGGCCATCACCGACCCAGAAGTAGATGCCGTCATACTCGATCACGCTGTTGGCCGCGATGATCGACGACGACGAGCTAATCGTGTCGAACGCAAACACCTCCGGGCCACCCGTGTAATACGTGCGGATCAGGCTATCGAGCGTCCAGAAGAGACCCGCCGGGTTCTGACCACCGCCACGCAGCGGCAGGCCCTTGACGATCTTCGAGGATGAAATGAACGCGTCGCCCGCGTCGCCTGTCACGAAGTTCGTCGGGTCGTTCGCGTCAGACCACTTCACGAACCCGTTCGAGGAAAACATAAATAGATACGGGTGCAGCACCACAACGCCGCCCGAGACGCCGGATGTCGGGATTGGCGTCAGGGGCGCCGTGCCGATGACGTCCCCGATGTAGGCTGAGTAGATCCCGTCAGTGGAAATGTCGTCCGCCGAATTGACCGCATGGGCGATCAGCGCCGTCGCACTCCCAGCACCGTCATACAGGGCATCGAACTGCCACATGAACTCAGGGCCACCCACGTAGGTCGTAGGCGTCCGGTCCGTGACGGAGCTCGTGTTGCCGAGATTGTCGATGGTCATGCGCTGCAGCCCGGTGCCGTAGCCCATGTGCGTGTAGGTGAAATTGTTCTGCGCCTGCAGGTGAAACTGGCGCACGACGCCCTCAGCGAAATTGCTGATCTGCCGATAGCCGCCGATCTTACGCGGCAGCCCGCGCTGAAACCGGCACCACTGCCCGTCGACGTAGAAGTTCCCCTCGAACTTCGTGCCGTCGCGCTTGATGCCGGCCTCTGATCTGACGTTTACGGGTACGAGCATGTCGTGATTATCCTCGACAGATCACGCGGGCATCGCAGGCCAGACGACGTTGAACGGGTCAGGCTGCGTGGTAATGTCCCGTAGAGACTGACGATACACTGCCCACACTGCGGCGTCCACGGGCGCGTCTGCGACCTGCGTCCAGTCCGATGCGACCAGCAGCTTGTTACGCTCAGCGCGGATCACGGTCCATTGCTCATGAACCTTTGCCGCTGATTCGTCCGGGCCGAGGTCCGTCACGATGTAGTTCTGCGTCCACACGCCGTCGATCAGCAGCGCCGGGCCATGCTCACGGGCTTGCGTCGCAGGATCGAAGTACGGCGGCGTAACCAGCTTGAGTTGATGCACGCCGAAATGCACGACCTGCTCAGGCGTCAGCTTAGCCACGCGGCAATAGTTATCGTTGTCCCAGCGCGTCGGCTCGACATCATGGATGTGCCGGACGAACGTGTCACCGTTGGCTTGGACGTAATAGAGGTTCATCCCTCGGATTCCTTTGCCTTGCGCTTGGCGGTAACGCGAACCACCGCCGCCTCGTATTCCGCTTGATCGTCGATCTGCGACTTTAGCGCGTCCATCACAGCCGCTACGTTAGCCATCTGCTTGCGGGTAGCATCGAGGCGCTCTGCGACATTGGCCGCAAACTCGTTGTCCGTGGCGTTGGCCAACAGATGCTCGAAGTTTGTGCGGTCGAAGTCGTAATGGAAATACTCCACCTCGCGGGCGTAAATAGCGTCCGCAAGGGTGTCGTATTTGTAGGCGATAGGGAGTTGTGTGTATTGCATGGGTGCCTACTGTTATGTGCCGATTGTGAACGCTACGCCAATGCCAGTGCTAGCTGGCAGCGTAGCTGGATTGGTAAACTTAGTACCAAAGCCAGAACCAGACCACGGGTATGCTGTGACGAAGGGGGTGGTGGCGTGCGCCACAGCGATGGCATTGCCAGTGGTACTAAACGCTACGCCATATCCATTGCCAGTCGGCAGTGTGCCGGGGTTGGTGAACTTAGTACCAAAGCCAGAACCAGACCAAGGGTAGGCATTGATAAAGGGTGAGTTCTCTTGCGCTACGGCGATGGCATCTCCCGCAGGACTAAACGCTACGCCGTAACCACGGTCAGTCGGCAGTGTAGCTGGGTTGGTGAACTTCGTACCGAAGCCAGAGACAGACCAAGGGTAGGCGGTGATGAAGGGTGTGGTGGCGTGCGCTACGGCGATGGCATCTCCCGCAGGACTGAACGCTACGCCGTTACCAGTGCTAGCTGGCAGCGTAGCTGGATTGGTAAACTTAGTACCAAAGCCAGAACCAGACCACGGGTATGCTGTGACGAAGGGAGACGTTTCATGTGCCACGGCTATAGCATTGCCTGTGGGGCTGAAGGCTACGCCGAGGCCATTGCCAGCGGGCAGTGTTGCTGGGTTGGTGAACTTAGTACCAAAACCAGAACCAGACCACGGGTATGCCGTAACAAAGGGGGTTAAAATGTGCGCTACGGCGATGGCATTGCCGGCGGGACTGAAAGCTACGCCGCGCCCATCGTCAGCCGGCAGTGTAGCTGGATTGGTATATTTAGTGCCGAAGCCGCTACCGCTCCACGGATAGGCCGAGATGCGGGGTGATGTTTGATGCGCCACCGCGACGGCGTCGCCAGCAGGGCTAAACGCTACGCCGTAGCCATCGCCAGTTGGCAGCGTACCGGGATTGGTAAACTTTGTGCCAAAACCAGAACCAGACCACGGGTATGCCGTAACAAAGGGAGTTGTGTTGTGTCCTACAGCAATGCTTTGCACAATTTGACCGGCAGAGCCTGTTTGGTACAAGTAATTAGCCATCCACTTTGTAGCGGTGACTTTAATAGCCATAAGCGTGTTGTTGGCAGGAACCGCCAATGACCCAGTTGTCCCTGAACCAAAAACAAGCGTGTCACTTGTAATACTAACGGTGACCGGCCTACCGCCATTCTCCACCGTAAACAGCACCACAGTACCTATAGGAAACGCAACGCTGGCGTTTGCAGGAATGGTGTATGTGCGCGTTGATGTGTCAGCAACCGGGTGAAATATCTGCTTGCCAGCGTCACCGAGAACCAGCGTGTAGTCGGCTGACTGGATATTCTGCGGGTATTGGACGACGTTTGATGGAGCAGCCGCGCTCGTCCAAGCCGTCCCGTCGCTGGTCAGCAGATTGCCCGCAGTCCCCGGAGCAACTGCCGTTACCGCAGACGTGCCGTTACCTATAAGCACAGCGTTAGCCGTCAGCGTCGTCGCGCCCGTGCCGCCATTAGCGACGGGCAGCGTGCCCGTGACGCCCGTCGTGAGCGACAGCCCCGTCGCGTTAGTCAGCGTAAGCGCAGACGGCGTACCAAGATTAGGCGTTGTCAGTACAGGATTTGTGGACAGCACCACGCTCCCAGTTCCGGTAGACACCGTGACGCCCGTACCGCCGTTGGCAACAGGCAGCGTGCCCGTGATACCGCCGGAGATGTTAATACCACCTGTCGCAGCCAGCGTCCCAGCCACCGTGACGTTCGCGCCACTAACCGTCAGCCCCGTCACGCCGCCCGACTGCAACTCCAGAACGCCGGAGCCGTCTGGCGTGATGATCGCGCCGCCGCTGGTGTTGCTTGCGTTGATGGTTGTCGGCATGGGTTACTCCGATTCAGTATAAGCTACGCAAGGCCGCGTCACGGTGTCACTTCAAGGATCGCGGCGGCCACGTCCATACCAGCGAAAGCGGTGGGGATGGTGAGCGTGAATGTGCGCAGGCCGATTCGAGTGTAAAACACGTTGGTTCCGTTGACGCCGTAAGAATCGCCTATGGCTGGGCTAAAAATTGACCGGGCACCCGTGCTCAAAAAACTTCCCGTCAAGCCAGTAGGGCTGTAGTTTGTTAAAGTGGAGGTATCAAAAATAAAAAAATTACTCCCAATGTAAAAAACTGCACTATTTTGACTAGTATTACTTATAGTAAATGGCAAAGTTTGATCAGACCAAGTGGCGCCGTGGTCGGCGCTACGCCCGATAACAGTCCCGCTTTCGTTGCCCGTTATGATTACGCCTGACCCATTCGTAGCCAAGCCACCTATCCCCTGACCGCTATTATTAGTCCTCGCTAACACAGTCGACCACGAGGCCCCGTCTGTGCTGCGATAGATTTCTGAGGTAACACTGTTACGACCGGCGATCCAGTGAGTTCCGCTCCAGACAAGGCAATCCACAGTAGAGGGAAATGCGGCGGCCACATTGGTCCACGTAATTCCGTTTGTCGTAGTAGAAAGCTGGCTGGCACTCGTAAGACCTCCGTAAACTGTGCCATTATATACAATGCGACCGGGAGCGGAAATACGGTAACCAGTTCCGCCGACGAAATTAGGAGCGTTAGTTACAGCTTGGGTTGTCCAAGTGATGCCGCCATCAGTTGAGCGCCGAGCAGAGGTTGTGCTCTGGTAAATAAAATAATCTGTCCCAATTTTCGCAGAAGCGATTGCAGTGCTGCAAACTAAAGAAGAAACCTGAGTAAAAGTACCGCCGGCGTTAGTGCTCCTATAAATTCCGCTCGCGTTGCAACAAATAATTGTGTTACCATCAACAATAGCTACGCCAGCGGCATTGGTTCCGTCGGGGAAAAGCGCCGTTACCACCTCCCCAAAAGTGTCAGCAGCCGTCTCGGTCGTTACCAGTTCATCACCAGAAATCATCGTGATCGGCGCCGTAAGCATGTTTGCAGACGCCAAGTCAGCGATGGTGGGCGATGAAAGCGCGGTAATAGAGCCCGACCTGCGAAGACCGAGTACGGGCTGTACGCTAGCGGAATTCTGAGTCGTATTGGTAATATTTACCGTGCGAACGACAGCCTGCTTACCAACCGGCACCGTGTAAAGCACGACCGGATTCGGACCTGAAGCTCGCTTGTTTGTGGCGGCCTTTACCTCGACAGTAGACATGTCACATCACCTCACGAAAATTAGGACAGGAACCAAGCAAACAGCAGTGCGTCGTCAATGGGCGGCGGTGGTGGTACCGCAAACGTCGGCGCCAATCCAGCGCCATTCGAAGTCAGAACGTGCCCAGCAGTACCCGAAGCGATTGCCCCAAACGCGCCGGCATTGTTGATCTGCACCTGACCAGTCGTGCCGCCCGGAGAGACGCTCGCAAACGTCAGTTGCCCCGTTCCGTTCGTCTGCAGATACTGGCCATTCGTGCCATCAGCGGCAGGCAGCGTCCACTCTGTAATACCGGCCAGCGAGTTTGGAGCCTTGAAGGCGACGTAGCTCACGCCATTGTTCGTTGCCTCAGGAAGCTGAATCTCAGCACCCCCGATGGCCGAAGCCGTGACAGAGAAAGGCGTCGCCTGCGATACCGCGACCGACTGCACGGACGCGTTAGGAAACGTAATCCCGGTATCGCCGTTGATCGTCGTGGACATGCGCGTTACTCCGTCGGAGTTTCTTCAGCGGGGGCTTCGATCACCGGCGGCACGTAAGGCTCAGGCTTCACCAGAACGCCATCGACCCAGCCGTCACCGTTCACAGCGTCGTCAGGGACTTCAGTGTCGTAGAAGACCGCCACGTCGGGGTGGTACCAATCAGTTGGTGAACCCGGCGCGATGTCGCGGATGCGATCATCCTGAATCCAAGCCCATTTCATAATCAATACCCCTCTGTCCACGCAAAGGCTACGAAGCCGTTGCCGCCTGCGCCCCCTACACTGGAGATTGTACCACCGGCACCGGCATTACCACTGGCGCCACCACCACCGCCGCTAAAGCCACCACGGCCTCCATTGTTACCGCCCGGATTGATTTCGCCCACGCCAGCGCCGCCACCGCCGCCGCACGGACCACCGTTACCTCCCGGGGAAAAAGTTATGGTGTTACCGCTACCACCACCGCCGCCGCCGCCGCCAAATCCGCCAGACCCGCCGGTTACACCCCAACTAGTGTCACCTCCGCCGCCACCGCCGCCGCCGCCCCAGCCACCTGACCCGGCGACTCTAATTACGTTTCCAGCAAAGGCGCCACCGCCACCGCCTCCAAAGCCGCCCCCTCCAGAGGGGACGTTTTCAACGCCTCCAGCGCCACCGCCGCCTTGGGGGCGAACTTTATTCATATAAAGAATGAAGTCGCTGTCGGCATTCAAAACCGAGAGCGAGCCTCCCGATTTAGGCGCAACAGGGGCAATGCCGGCGGTTGCACTAAACCATCCGGCATCACCCGCAAATGGGCCGCCGCCACTCACGCCCGCATTAGTAGAGCCTTGAGTAAGAGCTAACACAGACGATCCGTTGCTTTCAGAGCCGCCGCCTCCACTGCCGTAAACATTAACGGTGCCTGATGAAATAGCATCGCCACCCGATCCGTTATACCCACCGCCGCCAGCGCCCCCCGCTTGCCGACCAGCTCCTATCATCAAGCAGTTACCGCCGGTTCCAAAGAAGCCACCTCCTCCAGAACCGCCAGAAATATATATATTCTGGCTCTGAAGCAAAGATCCTCCGGTTCCGAAGAAACCGCCCCCTCCCGATCCTCCCCTTGCAACAGAGGTTCCGGCAGTTACTGAAATTGCTCCACCATTTCCATTAGTGCCGCCGCCGCCAGTGCCCGAGGAGATGCCGCAACCAGCGCTTCCTGAAAGCGTCAAAGCCCCGCCGGAGCCGCCGGTCAGTGTAAACAATTGTCTAATAGTTGGGGACGCCGTAGGCGTGCCGCCCGTCCCGCCTGCAATACTAGTCGGAGTAGCCGCCCCTGTGCCCCTATTGCCACCATTGCCACCTGTGCAGCTTACGATGGTTCCAATTGACGTGGTGCCTCCGGGTGAACCGTTCGTCGCCGATCCCGCAGTTCCGTTGGAAACACCCCCGGCGCCACCCGTACCGATAACTCCCGTAATAACTTGCCCGGGAATTACATCAATAATTCCTTCAGCAAACCCACCACCGCCGCCGCCAGACGCGCCAGACGCGCCACTGGCACCGCCGGCGCCGCCTCCGCCACCGCCAGCGCCAGCGCACATGAAATAAAGCTGAAAGACGTTCAGCGGTACCGTGAAGGTAAAGGCACCTGCAGTCGTAAATGCGCGACTGCGCTGCCACGTTGCAGGAGCCACCCGCGTCGCATAGTTAGGCGGAAGCGGATACCCGTAAGTGCCACGGTTCATCAGAAGTTACCTCCGTATGCGCTGACCCGAACACCCGTCTGAGCAATGCTAGTGGCGGCACGCAGCGAGTGTCCAGTAGGCAGCGTCAGCGGCATGATGTTCGAGTTGCCGTTGCTGGACAGAACCACCTGAAAAGCCGGAGCAGTCGTGCTGCTCGTGACGGCCTGCACAGGCACCTGCGTCCACAGGATGTAGTTCGTGCCATCGAAGACAAACAGATTGATCAGGCCGGCTACGGTCGTGGCCACGCCCTGAATGTCGATATAATCGATGCGGGTACCAGATGCGCCAGCCGTCAAGACGGTGCCGACAGTGGTGGGTGCCGTGAGTGACGTATCAGCCGTTGACAGCGTTGCTGATCCGAAGACTGGGACTGAAGCGTATTGAGCAGCCGTGGCCATGTTTTGCTCCTTAGATGATACCAAGCGCGGACTGGGGATCACCCGGTGCCGTGTTGCCGCCGTTTACGAATAACACAAATGGTTCTGCACCGCTAACCGGAGCTTGCGAAACCCACGTAGTTCCATTCGACGTGAGGACATTGCCCGCGGTACCCGACGAAGATAGTCCTGTACCACCGTTCACAGCCGGCAATATCCCCGTGAGGCCGCCAGTAGCCGTAAGCGTACCGGTCACGGTTACGTTCCCTGCGAACGTAGCGGACTGATCTACACCGAGCGTGAGCGCGGTGGTGCTGCCATTTGTTTGGAACACCAGCAGGCCGGTCGTATCACCGGTTACGGCGATGGCCTGACCACTGGTGGTACCTGATTTGATTGTGCTCATCTTAGATCACTACCCACCGAGCGCCTGATGAAACCGTCACTGCCATCCCTGAGGGGACTGTGATGGGTCCAACAGACATAGCGTTCTGTCCTGAAACAACCGTATAGCTCTCAATAAGCGTATTGTCGCTGATGAAAAAGCTGTTTGATGCGTTGAACGCTTTCGATTTCAAAATCCCGCTGAGCGGATTGAACGTGTAGTTCGGGCTGCTCGTGTAGACCGTGATAGCAGCGCCAGACGTGGCGTCAGCGAAGATCGGGAAGCGCGTGCCATTCGTGGTCGTATCGTTGCTGAGCGTAGCGCCAGACGGCCCCGGCGTGGTCGACACCCACGTCGTGCCATCCGACTGCAGGATGTTGCCAACCGTGCCCGGCGCAACCGTCTGAACCGCGCCGGTGCCGTTGCCGAGAATGACGTTGTTCAGCGTCAGCGTGGAAGCGCCAGTACCACCATTGGCGACCGGCAGAATACCGGAAACCCCAGAGGTAAGCGGAACGAAGCTCCAGTTTGCGGACGTGCCGTCGGTCGTGATGAACTTACCGGCGTTGCCTGCCTGACCCGGAAGGGCGGCAGAGAACGCGGTGCTGACGACGAAGGCGGTCGTTGCGATCTGCGTGGTGTTCGTGCCGGCGACGGCAGTCGGAGCCGTGGGCGTGCCGGTGAGCGCCGGGTTCGCGCTGAGGGCGACCGTTAAGCCGGTGCCGCTCGTGCTGTAAGAGGTGCCCCATGCCGTGCCGGTGGAGTACGCGATACCGACGCCCGGAAACGTGTCAGGGCCCGTACCGGAAATCGTAATCGAGCCAGTGCCGTTCGTAATCGAGATCCCGGTGCCGGCGGTCAGCGTGGCCTTAGTCAGCGTGTTGCCGGTAGTGTTGCCGATAAGCAACTGTCCGTTCGTGTAGCTCGTCTGGCCAGTGCCACCCTGAACCACGCTGATTGGCGTCGTAAGGCCCGAGAGGGACGTGATGTCCGCGTTGGCGCCAGATGCAGCTGCACCAATGGATGCGCGTGCCACGGCAGCGTTGACGGCGGTAAAGATCCCGATACCCAGCGACGTGCCGCCGAGATTGATGAGCGCCGTCCCGGCAGTGGTGGCGCCGGTACCGCCCTGAGCGATGGCGATTGGCGTCGACAGGTTGTTCGTGTCAGCCTCGACGACGTTCGTGCCGTCGCAGTACAGGATAGCCGCGCCGTTCTGGACGACGGTGACGCCAGTGCCGGCAGCAGTTTTAACGGTGAGCGTGTAGCTTCCGGTCGTCGTGTTGCGGACCCAGTATTGCTGGATCGTGTTCGGCACGATGATCTGCATGTTCGCAGTCAGGACGCCGCTGAACTGATAGGCCACGCGGTTCAGGTTGGTGCCCGAGAGCGTGTAGGGGCTGGGCTGACCGGTCAGGCTGATCGACACATAGTCGAACGCGAACAGCGCGCTCTGGCCGTAGCCAATCGTGTAGAAGCTGGTGCCGTCAGTCAGGATCCGCGCGCTGTCACCCGGGTTGAACACCAGAGACGCTTGGCCGTTGATGAGCTCGCCGCCAGCCGGGGCAATCGTCAGACCGCCTGAACCTGAGTTGCGCGCGTCGAAAAACCAGTCGTTTCCGACCGCAGCTGCCGACGGCATCGTGAACGTGCCCGCACCGCCGTTCCACACGAGGACGCGAGCGCGGTCTGAAGACGTGAGTGTGTAGTCCGCCGAGAGCAGAGTCGTCGGGGCAGCCTGATTCAGCGTCGTCGTGATGGCCTTAAGGCCAGCCCCAGCCAGCGCACTCGCGGACGGAGAGGACGTGCCGGCGCCGTATTCAATCGCGCGCCATGTGCCGTTTACGGTCGAGTTGCCGGTGAGGTAGATCTGCCACGCTTCGCCGGAGGCAATCGTTTGAATCGTGTTGCCGCTGTTGTCAGCGACCGTGAACGAGAACGCGCCGACGTTGAAGAACAGCGCCGTCTCACCGACCGAAGCCTGCGAAGCGTCGGGCATGCGGATTGTAAGGCTGCTCACAGACGGCGTGACGTCCATGATGGAGGCAACGACGTTGGTGTTGGTGGCGACTTCAGTCGGCCACGTCAGCGTTACGTTAGCAGTCAGCGCGATGGCGCGATAGCTGACGTTCGCAGCGTAAATGTTTGTACCGCCAAAAGTGTTTGTAAAACTGGGCACCTTTAATCCTCCCTGCGGATGATGCCACGATCAGCAATCTGGCGGATATCTTCGCCGTTCAGCGCGGCGACGGATCTGTCGTAGAATCCTTGCCAGATCGGGATGATCTCTTCGTTCTTGAGGAACGGGGCGGCCTCCATAAGCGAGGCGTAGAGCAAGGCGTTTGGCGCGTATTCCGTGAACCAGTTCGTTTGAACGTCGTCACCGAGAAGCGGCGGCAGTTCATAATAGATCAGTTCGTAAGGGAACGG